CCCTTGGTTCAGCGGACTGATGCCTGAAGGGTTCATACTTGAACAGTTCAAAGATGAACTGCCTCTGGTTTTACATTCGCATCCTGACCACGACAAAGAGTTAATTCGCATCACAGAAACCGAACCCTTCTACAAGTTCGAAGTGGTGTGATGCGGCTGAACCTGGGATGCGGCGAAGACATAAGACCAGGCTACCTGAACGTAGACTTGAAGAAACGCGACGGCGTAGACCTTGTAGCAAACGTGTTGACACTTTCGTTTCCGCCTCAAAGCTTCACTGACATATTCATGGGCGACATTATTGAACACTTGTATCTGCCTCAAGCTGGAAAGCTGCTGCGAAACTGCTACGAATGGCTGAAGCCGCAGGGCACCCTTATGATTCACGGTCCAAACCTGCCTTTCCTAGCAAACAAACTTGCGGACGGCGGCGACTACACTGATCTTGTTCATTTTGAAGCGCTCAAATGGCTTTACGGAATCACGCCTGCAGGCGAAAGCGATTCGCCCTTCATGATTCACTATTGGAATTACAGCAAAGAAAGCCTGTCTCACCTCTTAAGAGAAGTCGGCTTCCGCATTGCAACCACTGAAATTGACTGCGGAGGCTTCGGATTGTATGTTGCAGCGTTTAAACCGTAAATGGAAAAGTGAAAGTATGGAACTTGTAAAAAACGTCATGTTCGAGCAAGTGCAGACTCTCATCCAGCAGGGCGACACTGACGTAACCTTGAAAATGGGCTTAATCCTAATCGGCAAGCAAGGCAGCCTCGTAGTCTTGAGAGACGCAATTCACAAGCATCTTCAACAGTGCGGCGGACAACTCGTGTTCTACACCCTAAGCAGCCAACCCATGTACGTGGTGCACTTCAACGACTTGAACCCAGAGAAACAAGCAACTATATTGAGGCGCAAAGAATGAAGATTCTTCTAACTGGTACAACGGGCTTCGTTGGCAGTCAACTGGCGCCGCGACTGTCAAAGATGGGCCACGACGTTTACTGTTTAGAAAGGTACATGTCAGGCCATTACGCGCCAAACGGCAGAAAACAGCTTCAGACAGTCTACGCCAACCTAAACGATCACTTTGCAATCCGAAACACGATTAAAACCGTTCAGCCTGAAATCATAATTCATCTTGCCGCCTTAACCCCCGTCGCGTATTCCTATGACAGGCCCTCCGAGGTTCTTGAAACAAACTTTGTGGCAACCGCGAACCTTGCAGAAAATGCGTTGCGCGACGACGACAATCTCCGACAGTTCATTTTCGCAGGCACAAGCGAGTGCTACGGCAACCAAACACTATTTCCAATAAAAGAAGACGCGCGGTTCTATCCTACCTCGCCTTACTCAGTTTCAAAGCTTGCCGCAGTCAACTACCTGCAGTACATGCACGTCGCATACGACTTTCCTGTAACAATCATTTTTCCCTTCAACACTTATGGGCGTGGCCACAGCAAATTCTTTGTTGTTGAAAGAATGTTGAGTCAGATGCTGAACGGCGAGAAGGAAGTGCATCTGGGCGACCCTGAACCTGTGCGCGACTTCCTATACGCGACTGACCATGTTGAAGGCTACGTGAAAGCGTTAAACCATCCTGAAGCGGTTGGCGAAATCTTCAATATTTGCACGGGAACAGGCATTAAAATCTCTGAACTTGCGAAGAAATGTGTGGAAATGACGGGTTTTCAAGGCGACATTGTCTGGAGCACCATTCCGAAGCGTCCTTTAGACATCTACACGCTTATTGGAGACAACTCGAAGGCAAGGAACGTTCTGGGCTGGACGCCGACTGTAAGTTTGGAAGACGGGTTAAAAAAGACGATTGAAGGGTTGAAACAAAATGGCGGTTAGAACAAGAACAGTTTGGAAGTTGAAACGGGGAATCTACGAGGCTTGGGAAGGAGGCGAAGCTGAAGTCACAACGGGCGATACGGTGACGGTTGACAGTTTGTCAGGCACAGCAGCCGCCCTTTACCGGGTTGCCTTCTGGAAAATGACTGACGGCGCGGTTGTGGACGTCACATACCTTGAAGCGTCGCCTAACAGAAACAGAATCACAATCGCCCAGTCAGGCGGAGTCGACGTTACTAACTGCAAATGCATCTACATGGTGTATGGTGTCAAAGCGTGAGAGATGGGACAAATGGCAACCATAACTTATGTTGACCTGCACGACCTGTTAAACATCACGGTCGCGGACATAAGCGCGATAAACGCTGAGAAAATCATCGACTTAGCAGTTGACTGCCTCAACCTGTACGGTGCAGACTTGCCCAACATGACGGGAACGGCAGGCGCCAAAAGCCTCAGTTTAGAAAGCAAAGAGAAAGGCGCAGTCTTCATGGTTGCCCGCGCAGTCTACTACGGCTTCTACAAAGGGTTGGACGTGGTGGGGATTTCAAGTCTTTCCGCGTCATCGCCAGACGTGATGAGCAACTCTACAATTGCAGCTGTCATCAAGGATGCTGGGCATTTGTTGTCAGAGGTTGACGTTGACGTTGGATAGGAGTTTAGAGAAGACATGAAACTATTCCTTTTTTTCTTGCGTTCCTACTTTCCCTTGCCTTTCATAAATAAAAAACCGTTACAAGAGGCGGAAAAATAGATGGTTGTTGGTGGAGACAAAATAAGTTCTGCGTGGGCAAATGCTTTAGACAGCAAAATAAGCAACCATTCGCCCTTCACTTACCTAGTTTACTTTAGCAACCCCACATATTATGCCGTTCCATACTATGACGGTGGCACCACGTTCAGCGGGCCTGTCCTTCTTACTGTGATGCAGAACGCAATAAACAGTTTGCCAGTGACCAGTTGCATAGTTTACTTGAGAGACCTAGACGAACCAGCAGGCTTAACCATTCCTGCCAACGTGATGCTTGTATCCCTCTACGCGGGTTCAACGGTTGGTGGAGCATCCACAAAAGCCCTCCTCTTAGATCAGTTGCGTTTTGGAACATGGATAGAAACGTCAGGTGGAAACAACAGCCAGATCTTAGAGATTCAGACGCACAGAACAAACTATGGCACTAAAATATGTGTGAAGCCAAACGGAACGCCTGGCGGAGAATGGACAACGCTTCTGGCATTATGGAACCTTTACAACCTTGGAACTGCCGAAGAACTCATGGAGTTCAGTTGGAGCAATAACGTCTTTCTAATTAACAGTTTCGCAACGGGAACAGGCACTCCGAGAGATGTGGCTTTCGCGATTCAGGCGGGGGCACCAGGTGTCTACGATTACATGAGAGCTGTTTACAACGCTGGCGATCCCTACGTCAAAATATTCGCTGCGCAACTCGGCGAAGCATCAGGAACCAACGATAGGCGCGTTCGCGTCCCCAACGCAACAGGACTGTACTGGCTAGATACGGGTGGCCTCTACAAAACCAAGATTTACACGCATACTGACGACGTTTGGGTTTTTGAGCATTTGAAACTTGAAGACATAAAGTTCAGTTCAGACACAGACGGTTCAGACATCTGGTTCATGAAGAGTGGCGGAGATTTTCAAGTAACTGTTCAAGGAAAAGGTGTTGTTCTGACAAACGCGGCTGGCACCGTTACCAAGCGTGTGCGACTTAATGATGCGGGTGACGGTTTAATTTTTGAGGCTGTTTAAGTGTGGATGAAGCCTTTTTTGACTATGCCAGGTTCGATAATGCGCGGTTTGACGTTTATGTATTAAAGTTTGATGTGGCTCTGGAACAACTCAAAAACGTGCCTTCGCCGCGAAGGGCAATCGTCGATTCTGGCATGGTGCTTGTTGACGGTGTCGAGTGTAGGGTGGACGTGTTCACCGTGGACTTTGAAAGTTTAAAGAAACGTTTCGAGAAGGTAAGCTAGATGACTAATCGTGGAACAAGTGGGACGCAGATAAACACTACTGCTTGGATGCGTAGTCTGAGCGAAAGCTTCCCCTGCAGTTACGCGGTATGGAAAGACTCTTCAACTACGCCAGCCACTTTCCGAGCGGAAAGCAACGTTTCAGGCGGAACAGACTACAACGGTTCTTCCGCGACAACGGTGATTCAGGCCGCGATAGATGCCCTCACAGGCGGCGGGTTGATTTTCCTAAAGGGCACAAACTTTAGCCTTGGCACAACAGGGGTAACGATTGACAAAGAAGGAATAATACTACGAGGATTATCGACGGGACACACATCGCCATTAACAAAAATCACTTATTCGGGGATAGGTTCCGCGTTGCGAGTGAGAAATACAAGTGCACTATACGGTTTTGGCTTGGAAGATTTTTATGTTGATGCAGGCGCTGGAGCGGGAGCTGTTGGCGTCGAACTATACGACTGCCATTGGGGCAACGTCAAAAACGTTTTTGTCTATAACGGCGCCACAGGACTAAAAATGGATGGGGCATGGGAAACCGTAATAGAACGTTGCATCTTACGTAGTCAAACAGCACAGAACCTTCTTTTAGAGGGACATGCAGGGGCAGGGGCAAATCACATAACTATCAGAAATTCCTATTTTGACGGTGCACCTAAAGGAATCGAACTCTCTGATTCCACGAACAATCCTGTTGCGGTAAACATCCAACAAAACAATTTTGGTTTCGCCACCAACATGGTAGGCATTGAAGTAAACTATCAGGCTCGCAAACTCAACATTGTCAGCAACTATTTTGAGGAGGCCCCAGGCCAAACAGGAACAAAACAAATTTACCTGCAGGGGTCTGGGGCAAAAATCATGGAAGGAGTGACCATCAGCAAAAACGCTTTCATAACAAACAATTATGCCATCTACGCCGATTATGTGGATAATGTTGATATTCACGATAATTGGGCTTACGGATATGGCACACCAATTTTTCTTTACATGACGGCAAACGCTTTAGATGTCGTTCATAGAAACACACAATTCGCGGGGGTTGCCTTCACAAACACGATAACGTCACAATGTATTTGGCACGATTCGGAATATACAAAAGCGTTAATCTATGTTCCGATAGTTGCTGAAGCATGGACAGTCGCAGAAACAGGCTACACGTACAAGTATTACATGTTCAAGTTGGACACAACAAAATATTCTCGGATAATTGCGGCGAATTTTGAAGCTTCTATACGGTCTCCAGCAGCCCAAACCATTTACATTAAACTCGTCAAAAATGATGGTGGTTGGGTCGACGTGACTGGTTCAGAACTAACCGATAATACGAATGGTTGGGTCACAAAAACTTCTGGAGACATAAAAGCGAATCTTTCCAGTGGCAATTACCAGTACATGATACAAGTCATGGTTACAGGCGGAACAGGTGATGTCAACTGGGCAGCGTTGAAACTTACGTTAGCGTAGCATCAAACAAGAGGCTGATTTGAGATGGTTATAAGCTTTGATGTGACAAGACGGGAACTGCAACTCGGCGCAGCCGACACAGTCACAGGATGGTACGCCAAAGCCTACGCGGAAACAACGATTGAAATGGCAGTGATTCCACGCGCCATGCGGTCTATTGCTCTTTCGGCGGGGTTCTACCCTCACTACGAAGTGAGCGGGTTCCACCTTGACCCAGTCAGCGAGGGCGACGAAGTCAAAGACAGCTTCGGCAACTATTATGAGGTGGAATTGGTCGCGCCGAACAACTTTGGAGACAGTCTAGTTTACTACGAGTCCAACCTCACTAAGTTGCCCATTCACTATGACATGCCGACAACGTATGGGACGGGTGCGACGGTGGAGGATCCGCGGCACAGAACCAAAGACTACTTGGACACGTACTTCGCGTCGTTGCCGATTAGCCTGTTGAAAAACGACGGCACGCCTGCCACGCATATAGTGTGTTGGGCAGACCCTCCATATCTAATAAGAACGGTTTTCGTCACGAAAGGCGTAGACTTAGTCTATTCAGTTGGCAAAGGCACATCTACACCGTTGATCGGCGGCGACAAGTACCCATGGGGCTACGAAGAGAAAGTGTCAATCTTTCCTCAAGCAATCGACAAGACGGGCATTAGCGGCGACAACCTGATGTGGCAGGGCGAACGACAGTTGCGCCGAGTGTTGGAAGCTTACCCGTTGGGTTCGCTGCGAAACTTGGAAACGATGACTCCTAAGACGCAGAGCCTCGGCTCAACCACACTCTACAGCGTCGAATGCGTAATGAAATACACGAGGAATCTGACTTGACAAAACCAACCATAACCTACGGCCACAGCCTACTAGAAGACAACGACACATTATGGGATACTTTAGTCTACACGACAAGCGGAGTCGGGCTTGTCACAACAACAGTAGATGCTTCGCTCACGGAAGCAAACGACTTCTGGAACGGCTTCTACATCAAGTACTTGACAGGCGCCAACGCAGGAGCATACCGAGAAATCACAGACTTTGACAACGCCTCACACACGCTAACGCATGTGGCGTTCGGCAACATCACGGGCAACGGCGACACCTACGTGTTCAGCAAGTGGCGACGCACTGCAGGAGCTCAAGACCTTGACGGCGAAGCCATAAGCACAATCTATAACGATTACTTAAAACTTGACTGCGCAGCGGCAGAAGCAGGCGACTACTGTTACTGGGACCTGTACCACCACGCAACCACGGGTCCAGGCGCGGCGGGCCCACTAAACTTGAACACAGACATTAGTAGGAAAGTTCTAGTCAGGTGGAAAACGGGCGTGGCAAGCGCGGGTCTTGGCTTGACGGCAGTCGCAGTCTATCAAGGCGGAACCAGCGACTACATCGTCGGCACAGTCTACACGTCGCCCCAGTTCAGCATAAGCTGGACAGTGTCAACATTCACTTTGGACGCGGGGAAAACCTTGGACTACATTCGCATCTACGCGTACTCCGACACGGACGACACCACGGGCAGCGTGTACGTTGACTTTATACTCGTGTGCCAAGGCATCTTCACTTGGCCCTTCGTTTCAGGCGGCGTCGAACTTGAAGGCTTCAACAATCTGCAGCACTTGAAAATCCCGGGTAAAGTCGGAAACGCCACACAGTACCTGGGCGCTGACGATTCGACTATACGCGTCTACGGCGACATTGATAGCACAGGCACTAACGCGGCAGGCGTTCCCCTAGTCGGCGAAGGTTGGCACGGCAGGTGGACCACACACGATGCAGAAGCGTTCTACCAGATTCTCCACTACGCTTTCGGCGACCCGTGGCAGTGGTTCACGAGCGACGTTGCAAGCCTGAAAGTCACGTTGGACCGCATGAGGATTAGCCAGGCCAAAACGGACGAGAACCTGCTCAGCTACGAACTGGACATGCACGAGTACCGTTTGGGTTCTGCGAACGTGGAGACGAGTCAAGAAAGGTTCGGAATCACATGAGCACGCCTAACGTTATTAAGTTGGAACTTAACCAAGCAGACATTCTAATGATGCTGCCAGAGAGGATGAAAGACGCCGCCGTGGAAGCATTGTTGCAGCAGGCCCATGTTATGGCGGGTCTAGCACAGATCTACGTTCCAGTTGACACGGGCTCGCTGAGAGACAGTATCAGAGTTGAAAGGGGTGGCGAAGGCCAGTTCTGGAGCCAAGTGAAGGTTCGTTGCGGCTCATACATCGTGAATCCTAAAACTGGCAGACTGGTTGATTACGCGGCTTTCGTTGAAGCAAAACAGCCTTTCATGGCACCTGCATGGGCAGAGGTCGAACCAACGATTGTGGATGCGATATGGACCCGAGTGGAGAGTGCCATCACTAAATGAGCGAGAGAGTCGAAATAGAATACGCGTTAACCGTAAATGTGGAAGATGCGGTTGGCGAAATTCGCACTCTTGAACGGTTACTCTTCAGAAGTCTGATGTTGATTCGAAGATTGGGACTGCCTGATGAAGTGGAAAAGGCCATAGTACGCATACAATCTTTGATTACCGTTCTGAGGTCGTTGCAGATTGCGGCGATTGCCTTACAAGCCGCGGAAGGTCCGATTGGATGGGCAACCGCCATAGTAAGCACCGCATCCGCCGTTGCAATAACTGCGGGTGCCATGTACGATTTAGATAGGGGAAGTTGAAATGGTCACTTACATGCCTATACCTCAACTCAAAGTCGTCGTAGGTGCCACCACATTTCAGGCCGACATAGTTACGAGAGCCCACGTGATCCGCAGAGAAAACGGGTTTGACACGGCAACGGTTGTCTTTTCAGACTACCAAAGCAAGAATCGCGCGACCATCATAAAAGGCGCGGCCATCACCATCTCAGTGAAGGACAATTCAGAAGCCGCATGGACCACGGTTTTCGTCGGAGTAATCCGATTCGTCACCGAAACTGTGCCTGCAGAAACAATAACGGCCAAGTGCGACGGCGCGGGGTATGGCTTCTGCGAAACCGTTTGTGCACAGGAATACGGAGTTCAAAGCAACAATCCCACTTTAGACACAATACAACTGATTTTGACAAATGCAACCACTGGAATCGTGCCCGCATGGGTCAATCACACGTTCGGTGATTTGGCAGAAGACACTGGGTATGCCTACGTCACGACATCTGGCGGCGTAGATTACGTTGACCCCATCACTGGAAGCATAAACTATCTTTACTTCCCATACAAACCCAACAACAAATGCCTGAACGATATTTGCACTGTAATTCAAGCCATAAAAGGAGCCGCTGCTGGACCCCACTGGATCGTAACGACAGACGACAAATTGCTAGTAACGACGGTGGGCAGTCATTCCGCAGCATCGGCAGGTGTAGGGTGGACAACATACTACGGCAACTCAGCAACGGCTGCAACTCTCGTGCAAGGCACTGACTTCACCACTATTTCAGGGCTTGAAACGATGTCGCCTGAAGCCAACTACATTCTTTATCATGGCGCATGGCAGAAGCCTGGTAACGGCGACGCATGGACTGAAGACAACGCGGCGGCTTGGACTGGTGTCAACATTGCAGTTACGGATAGTCACACATGCAAGGTTCCTGTAGCTGGTGTAGGTCACAGTATCCTTGGCACGGTAACTGTTAAGTCTGTAGATGAGCATTTTTATTATCCAACTACAGATAACCTGCATTTGGACCTAGACGCGGCAGGGGGCAAGTACAACGTGCCGTCAGTTAATTTTTGGGCCCGCAGAAACGCCGCCCTCACCTTAGGTGCATCTCCAGACCTTATGGCTATTGACCTTGGCACCAATTGGGGAGCTGCTATTGTATGGTCGTGCGCTATAGACCTGACAAAGTTTCTTGTTAATGCTGACCAGTGGTATCACATGTCCATTCCAGTCAGCCAGTATTGGAGAACGGCGGAAACCACTAGCGACGCTTTTAGAGAGTGGCAACCCGCAGGTGGCGGCGGAGACTGGACAGACATAAACCGAATTTCGTTCACCATCGTCAACAAGGAGGTAGATTCAGGACTATACATTGACGGGTTATGCTTTGCAGGGTGGTGCCTGAGAGGCGCCAAATGGAACAATCCCGTCATAAGCGCGGCTAACCCTCTGAAACTGAAGGTAATCAACGACCCGTTTGGCAAGGACGACACGCTTGACCAAGACATAACTACGGGAACCATCGCGCGGATGGCCTACGCGGAACTTCTACGGTGCAAAACAACGCCGACAGTAGGAACATTCACAACGCCCATGATGAAGGATCTTCTGCCAGGCCAGTTGGTTCATGTACATGCACGCCCGAATAGTGCAGGTGCACATCAGGTTAATATGGATATGCGTGAGAGTCAGGTTGAACACGACATGAGCGAAGCAGGATTCATCACCACTCATTCTGTCACGTCCGACGTTGTAAATAGTATGTCTAGACAGGCATTTGACAGTTACAATCAAGTGTTGACTAACGTGCGACCCGAGTTCCAAGATAGGCAATCGACAGGAATCAAGATGCGAGAGTTGGACATAACTCAGAAATTGCTGGAGAACGTTTATCCGTAGTTTCTGTTGTCATACCGCCAGACGCCAATCCAAACAAAGAATAGCCAGAGGCAGAAGTAACCTATTGTGCAGCCGATACTGAATATCCATTCTCCTAGAATGGTGACCGTGGCAGTGTGGACGAAACCGTAAAACGTCATCATTGCGCAAGTTGTGATTGCCAACAGCAAAAGCGTTGTCTTGACTGGGTCTATCAGTTTTTGCACAATCTTACTTTCCATGCCTAATTCTATGCACTTCCGACTATATTTCTGTTTTTGTGCTCTTCAACCAGCTTTTTCTAGGAACCGATTTGAAGAGCGAAAAAAGGCCACTTTAGGCTTTTCCCGCTCTTGAAACAAGGGCCAAATAACCTCAAATCTTCGACTTTCTGCCCTTCAATCAGAACCCAGTTGAAGAGCGAAATAACCCTGAATCTTCGAGTTTTTGCCCTTCAAACTGGCTCTCTTCAAACGGGCCCCAGTCTGTTTTTGTGCAACTTTTCTAATCTTCAGCGAAAGCCCTACTTCAAACGTTGTTTAACGAAATTTTCACTTGACTGCCAATCTTCAGAGAGTGACTTTCTACCTCAACCTGCGGAATAGTTATTCTGTCGCCACTGTCAAATTCCAGTTCAATTCTTTCATCACCTACTGTAAGACCGTGCGTCTGTCGCATCCCAACAACTGTGACGATTTTCTCGTTCATCATTTCACCTCCGTTTTTTCTCTCAATCCTACTTCTGCTTAACCTTCCGTCCAATCGCGCCTTTATCCGTGAACATCCACACAAAGTACCCTTCACTCGTAACCCGTCCGCCCGCGTTTTCTAGGAACTGTTCAAGCGCAACGTAGTCTGGGTTTCCGTCGTTGGCTTTCTTCTCCGCGATTTCGAACGGGCCCCTGTCGCCTTCCGCATTCTTCCATTGAATCTTTGACGTGTCAAACTTGAGTTTTGGGCTTCCTTGCGGCTTTGTTTCCGCGCCTAGATTCTGTCTTAACTGCGTCGTTGCGGCGTCTACAGCGTCAGAATAGATCAGGATGGCTTCTTGAAGTCGTTCGAGCTTCTGCTTCATTTCTCGTATTTCGTCAATCTTCTTGTCTATTTCACTCACTCTTTTCACCTCCAAACCACTTCTTAAACCATTTTTCTACAAGTGTTTCCCAAAGGTCAGAATCAACAAAAGGTTTTTTATATGTTGTTCCATGGTAACGATCTTCGGCTTCGATCATTTTGGTTGCGTCTTTGTCAGTAGGAAATTCTTTTTCAGCCTCATCGAGCCATTGAAGCAAATCTTCCGAATTAATATCTCCGTCTTTTTCCTCTGGTGATAACCCATTGTTACTTTGCGCGACTATTCGTTTTTTGAGTTGTCCTTCTTCCATCCACATCACCCCCTTATTTCATAAGCCTTCATAATTGCGCGGTTTAGACTATACAGAACCCTTTCCTTTGGCGTCTGTGTTCTCAGTGTTCTCACCTTTTCGAAGCTGACCCTCTTCAACGTCCGGCCGCTGAACCGCGTGTAAACATCGTCCAGAAAGTCTTCTAGGCCCGTCCAAACGTCCAAGACTTGGTCGTCCACGATTTCGTCTCGGAAATTCCACGTTTGCACCCTAACCTTATTCATTCTGCTCAATCTCCACAAAGTTCCAGAGCCACTGTTGAAATCGTACAAGGTTTTTTCAATGAACTTGATTATAGCCAATAAGACCTGATTCTTCTTTGTTTTTCTAATCATTCCGCCATCTGTCAAACTCATATCTTTTTTGTCTCCTTTGGTTTGTATCCGTTGCACGGGATTGACTGGTGAATGTCCTTAATCGTGGCCTTGTAGAAGCTGCAGTTTCGGCTGGGCCTGTCCAGACAACCACAACAGACACAGCGAGGCATCAACCCCTCACCTTTCCTTCTAAATGGAATTCGGCTTTGTCAAGTTTCCATCCAAACGTAAGATTTCGCAAAACATAGTCGTCAGTGGGGTCTTTCTCTGTTTTGGCTTTGCGGTCACGGAACTTTGGAGGGCAAGTATAGAAGAATTCACATGAAAGACAATCAAACCTTTTGCACCATTTTCCAGCGTGAAATACGTTGCCAAATTGTTCTAAAAGCTCTTCTGAATTAAACTTCATTGTTTAGGCCTCGTTTTTGGTTGCCCACATGCCAACCCAGAAATCATTCTGTCTCAGTCTCCAACCGAAAAAGTAATCTGAACAGATATTCACACCAATGCTTGTGTTGCTTGTTATCATCGGTTGCCCAATGCGTTAGTTCATGTAAAACGAGGTAAGAAAGGTGAAATGAAGTAGCTTCCACTGACTTTGTGGCTGCATATTTTAACAGTTTGTCTGCAAGATTTATACCAATACATGGGTGACTCTCTGGAGATGCATCACCATAAAAGGCGCGATAAGGCAAATTAGGCATGAACAAAAAGATAAATTCAAGGTCAGAATCCAAATCTCTCAAGATCAATTCGCTACTATTTACGATTATTTCTTCCATTGTTTTATCTCCTTTTTCTAGGCTCTTTCAGAAGGCGCTTGTAAAAGTCGCATTCATCAAAGTTTCTGCCATCGCAACACATGCCATACTTTCCACATCTCCCAAGCATCGGACAACTCATCAGCTTGTCTCCTTTCTTTTTCCTGTCACGTAGCACACCCAACCTAGCAGCCATAATGGTGCAGCGATGGGAAATAGCAGAGCCAAAACAAACCACCTCATAGGTTTCCACTCCAGAAAACTTGGTGGCAATTCTCGCATTTGTGGTGTTGTTTATTCCAAACGACAACTTGTCTAACTCCGCAATTAGGACATTTTACAGTTCTCATGTTTTCTGTGTCTCCGTTTTGAGTTTGTACAGTACCAAACACTTTTCTCGAATTGTTTTTCTGAAAACTTTGATGTGAGCTGTTTCAAGTTTTGCGATTAGCTGTTCTGTCTTTTCTAGGGAAGGTTCAGGAAGGTGATTGTTGTAATTGTCGTATCCGATTGCAACGCCGAATGAAGGATTGATGTTTATGATTGCTTGGCTAAATTCGTCTAGGTCAAAATCCATTATTGGCTCGACACTCAGAAAAGTAGGATGGTCCCAAATGTCCATGTCTATCATAGCGTTTAAACGGTCTTTCGGTTGGGGAGCCCTGCTAATTTCTGGTGGGATTTCACGATTTGTCTCAATCGTTGCTGCCCTGATTACGTTTTCTGGAAAGAAGAACTGTGTGTAACGGCTAGGGTTCTTGGTTGAACAGAAAAAGGTGGTTAGTTCATTCCTTCGGATAACATTGAAAAGTTCTGCTATCCATTGTTCTTTAACCCAGTCTCCGAAAGCGTCGCCCATGTCTGAAACAAAAACAGTGTCCCCTTTCTTGAAGCGTCTCCCTAATTCTTTGACTAGAAACTGAGGTTTGAAACCGTAACGATAACGCTCTGTGCTTTTGAGTTTTGTTTCCGCAAGATTCCGTGCCCAGCAATAGACGCAATCGTGAAGACAACCCACTATTGGATTCCATGTGCAAGTTATGAAAGGAAACATTCTGGTTCTCATTGTTTCATCTCCATTTTCAGTTTGTACAGTGCTAAGGCGCGTTCAACCGTCTCCAAAGGCTTTCCACTCCGCTTCACATACCAGTTTAGGCAGTCGCAAACGAGCTGCGTCGCTTCCTCGGTGAACGGGTATGAATCCCACAACGCCCGAAACGCTATGAAATCGCCACTCATTTCAGTAGTGCCTCCATCCCATAGCAACTTGTTTCAGATAGTTTCTATGATTTTTTGCTTTCTGTTTTCCCTTTAAGCATTTTTCACAGAATCTTTTGTTTTTGCCTTTTAAAATTGGGGTAATGCAGTTTTCACACAATGTCCAGCCTTTTCCGCTTTTAATTTTGAATACTGGCATCATCATTTCAGCAACTCCTTGAACTTTACAAGCCACTCGCCTAAGGAATCAATGAACATGCTCCATTCTGAAGGGTCTGCAGTCTGAACAATCCACGTTTCCTTTGTTTCTGGGTCGCACTCGTCTATCTTGACGGTTTTAGGAACCATCGCCATCAGAGTGTCATAAAAGGCTTGTAGTTTCTGTTTTTGCAAGCCACGCTCCCTCTCCAACTCTGCTTGTGAATCGCACCATTTCGTGTAGGCGTTGTCTCTGAAAGTTTTGAGCTTGTCTATTTCTTGCTGTGCGTCCGAAACCAAAACCCACTTCCGTTTTGAGATTTCCTGTATCTCTTCAAAAGAATATGCGCCATGTTCCTTTCGATTACGCTTTACCATTTCTTGAATTTGTAAGTTGATTTCTTCGGCTGTTTTGGATTTCTCTTTCAAACTCATGGTTTCGCCACTCCATTGTGAACATAATTATGGCAACTTGAGCAAAGCGTCACATAAAATAACGGTTCAGAATAATCTGGATGATGCCGCACTAGGTTTTCACTACTGCCACAAATTTCACAATTTGCTCTTAGAAGGCTTTTCTTAACTTTGTTCTCAGCACTTCTTTTGTCTTTATTGTTTACATTGTAAACATGATTGTATGCGTCAATCCTCTTTTTGTACTCTTTCCGCTTATTCTCTTGGTAGTCTGGATGATTAATCCTGAATCGTTCTCGCTTAGCAATAGTTTTTTCTGGGTGATTGCCGACCAATCTATTTCACCTTCTCCTTTTCGTCCACACCCAAAACAGCCAAAATCTTTAATCTGACCTTATTCAAAGCAAAATTAGAAGTCCAGTAATCTTCACACATGATTTGATTGACTTCTTTTGCGGCTTCATCCAGTTCCTTCCGAACCCATGTCAGCATTTCGATTCTGGCATGAAGAACAGATATTCTCCTTTCTGATTTCGGGTCTTTACTACGCAACATTTGAACGTTTCCGTCAATTTCTTTCTGGATTTTCTGTTTCAGCCCTTCACTCATGCTTTGACTGCCTCCGTAGAATCCACAATCTCTGGAAGTTTCTCAAGAAGAAGGACAACATCTTCCTCAGTGATTTCGTCCCAAACCTTCAAGGAATGACTGTCAAGACCCTTCGAATTATAGACAAAAGTATGTAGTCCTTCATTGTCTAGAACTGTTGCAATCGTCAAATCTCCGTGTCTACGGTTGTAGAATGGCACTTTCTGTTTTTCAAAGACAACTTGTCTCAGAGTGTCAAGATTGCCCTTCATTTCAGAAACTCCCTCGAATTTTCAACTGTTCAACAATAGCCTTCTCTAGTCTACGTTCCTCAGTTTCAGTAACAGCATCATACAGTAACGGAATAACCTCAACTTTATGAATTCTAGCGGCTTCTTGGCGTCTGAAGTCGTCTTCAACTTCGCTGTTTTTATGAGTCTCCACAAAGTCAAAGTAAACGTCAATTTCCTTTCCAAACCTGTCAATTAAGGTCACGTCTGAAATGCAGATTACTTTCGTTCGTGGCTTCTGAAATTCAATGCGCCATCCAAGCTTTCTAAGTTCCTCGTTGTTCTGCAAACGAACTAGCATGGCCGTGTCCATTTTGCTCACTTTAGGGTGCATCTGGGCAACGCGGAAATCGCCTGTTTCCTTCGGCTTGAATGGTGTCGGCTCAATCTTGGGTTTGGGCTGAGGCTTCACATGTTCCGCGCATCTTGGACAAACGTTCTTATTGTCAATCAACGTGGCTTTGCTGATGTGGAAGCCCATGTGGCAATTCGCGCATTCTACAAGTTCGTTCAGTGTTTCTCTTTGAATCCTTTGCGGGATTTCTGGTTGTGCGGCATCTTGAGTCTTAACAGTGACCTGCGAGCTCGCAGCTTTATCTTGCGATTCACGATGCGCCTCTTTGCCAGCTTCCACCCTAACTTGGTTTTTCAACTCCTGAGGTTTATACTTGTAGATGGTTCTTTCGCTGATTCCTGTCGACTCTATTATTTCTTCAACCGTAAGACCCGAACCAATCAGTAGTCCAATGTCGTTTTTCATTTCTTCAGGCATGTAGTGTCTGCGGCAGAAGTTCACGGTCATCCGCGCAAGAGCACGGTCCACTGGCGTCTTGATTTTGTCGAGTTTAACGGTCCATGCTTTCGGGTCAATCGCTTTTCTGTGGATTCCGTCAAAGATTCTTCCTTCCGCGTCTTCTAGGCAGGGCACGAGCTGGCCAAGTTTCCCTTTCAAACTACGGCTAAGAGCATACTCCTCCGATGATTCGTTATCGTTCTTGTGAAGCTCAACTATCAATTCGTCAGCGGTTTTGAAGGTCTTGGCTTTTCCGTCTTGAATTTCCTTTCGGCTTGCGACAACATCTTCTTCCTCGGCTTTTGAAAGGGTGGCCTTGCTGGGTGGCGTGTGGCCTAGAGCCTCTTCCAACTTCTCATCCTTGTCTAAGCCTTCCTTAGGAATGTGGACAACCCCCCCCTTAGCTTTCGGATCGTAGGTTCCGCCATACTCCGCCGCCAACTTCAGCACAGCGTGAAACTTGGTCGGTTCCAAGTAACGAATCGATTTTAGGGTCCACTCCGAGGCCGTGTTTTCGATGTGGAAATAGTTTTCTGCTTCTTCTTGGCTCATGCCCGCATGCTCCTTCAAAAGGTCGAAAAGGTTCATTCTTAAACCTCACAGTACAGTTCTCTTACTCTCTGATTGCAGAATCTTCGTCTATGTTTGAACGGTATTCTGTTGTTAATTGTTTCTTGAATGGTTATTTCCCATACTTCAGACAAGTTCATTTTCGTTTCACCTTAACCCATTTGCCGTTTGGCCTCAGCTCGCACAGGACGCCCATTGGAAAGACGTGATGTCGCACCTTCATTTCTCGTCACCCAAAATCTCTTTGATTAACTGCTTGGTTTCTGCACTACGGTACATGTCTCTCAATTCCTTTCGGAGTTGCTTCTCAAAACCCTCAAACCACTCATCATCAGCCTTTTTCCATGCTGTCATATTAACTCCCAAATGTCTTGTTTTATTTGCTGGGAAATCTTTTGGTTGAGGTCGATTTTTAATGTTGAACTTCATGGCTTGTTTCGCTCCTTGTCCCTGCATGAGGCGTACCCATAGACATCATGTTTGGAAACCCAACTTCTGGAAAGACCTACTGCCGGCGCAATTTCTCTCACTGTAGGTTGATGTGGATTATTGGGATTTAGAAGTTTACGAGTTGCTTGAACCCGTTCATATCCTGCTTTCCATTCAATTTCTCGTCGTTTCTTTTTGACCTCCTCACGTTTCTGTGCGCACTGCTCTTTGCGAAAAGAATTATGGCATTCAACACAGAGAGTCACTATGATTTCTGGATAGTTCCATATGTCTGGGTGATGTCTTTCAAGATGTTCAGTAGAATCGCATAGTTCGCAACGAGAACTTAGGACAGTGTGTTTTCTTGCCCATTGATTCAGACGATAATATTCTCGAATCTTAGGATTTGAAACCCATACCTTTCGGCTATTTGCATTTCTCTCCAGAAGATGCAGTCTTCGATATTTTCTCTCATATTCTGGATTAGTAATCCATTTACCATTAATCTTGATATTAGACATCATTAAACATCTTCTCCTTCTTCTTACATGTTCCGCGAATCTCGCAACTAGGCGAACAAGCGTAACATTCGTTCACGTATATTTTGGCCGTCACAGTTTCGCCTTCTGTGTAAAATAAAATGGGCAGTTCCAGCATTCAGCTTGGGCATCAAAGTCTTCTTTGCGAACTATGTTTCCATTATTACAGTCTTCCTCGAAAGCGTCGTTGTCCCAATGGTAATGGACACACTCGGAATAGAGAGTTTGCTCTTGGGCTTTTGCTACGAATTTTAGGTGGTCTGCAAACTCTGCGAACTTGTGCCACATTTGTAAGTCGTTTTTATATTTCATAGGTTTCATGTTTTCGCCTTCAACAGTTCAAACTGCCGTTTCAACTCAGCAACATCCCGTTCCAAGACCTCTATCTTGCCCATCATCTCGGAACTTTCAGCGTCCACATACTCGGAGGCCTCTTGCATTTGGTCGTCAAGTTTCCGATTTAACTCGGCAACGTCCTGCCCATGCTGATATTCAATGAAACGCCTATGGCGCTTTATCCTCTCGGCTTCCTCACTATCAAACAAACTCATGCTTTCACAGTCTCCTCTAGTTCCTTTGTAACCGCATAATCCATTGCGTTCTTGAGAAATTCTCGTATTCGTTCATTTGACCAATCTGGATGGTACTTCTTTGTTATGGCAACCATGGCTCTGGTCTTTGCTTCTAACATGATGTTGTACACGTAAATCTCGCTCATGTTTCCGCTTCCTTGACGCTGGCTCTGAACTCTCTCCGAAATTCGAACCTTTCCAGCCACTCGCACAACTCCTCATACGTGTTGAATAGTTTGCGTGCGACTTTGCCGACGGCGACTGTCCACGCAACCTCAAACCGAGTCATTCCCTAGGCATCCCCCAAACCTGAAAATAGATTTCTGCTTGCTCGTACGGACTGAAACCTTTCTCTGCGTACCACTGTGCCGCCCGAAGAAGCCACTTTCTAACAGCCTTATTCATTCCTAGTTCACTCCTTCCTTGATCCGCACCCCGACCTTGCGAAGGCACTCCAAACAAAACTCGCCTAAAACCACTTCGTCAGGGACAGTTGTTCTGGTGAACCGTGAATCGCCCTGTCGCTTGGCAGTTGCAACGTACAAGTCGATTTCAACAAGTTCTTTGCCACAATTGTCGCACACGTACTTCCTCACTGTTTTTTTGCCTCCTTAATGAACCGCCTCATCAACTCGTTCAACGCAGCCGAACGCGTCGGAAACTCGCTATCTATGGCCTCGTCAAACTTGTCACGCTGTTCCTTTAGCGACCTAAAGTGCGTGTGAACCCATTTTTTCTCGTTCATCTTTTCATTTCCTCCTTGATTTTTGGTTTGAAACGGCAACCCTCCACACAGTCAGGCAAAGGCGCGTACTTGCACACGTTCACGACGGAACAGCCCCTGCAAACGCTTTCAGCCATTAACGGCCCGTTTCTGACTCCGTCAAACTCGGCTTGGACATCCTCAAAAAACACGAGCTTGTTAATGTAGATCTGCGTGGTTTCTAGGCTCTTGTGCCGTAGAATCTGTTGCAACGTCGGCAGCGATTTCCGTTCTGTGTGGGCCCAGTTCGCAGCGAAATACTCTCTTAGCATGCGCGGCTTGAACCCTTCCACACCCGCTTCGGCTCCGACTTTGTGGATGACGTGCCAAACCTCCTGAACCGTCAAAGGCAAACCTTTCTTAACGCGTTTCCAGCTTCGCGCACGAGTGAAAACGTAGCCTTCAAGCCTTTCCCTGATCAGGTCCTGAACAAGCTGCAACGTCACAACGTCCAGCGGCAACGGATAGAAAATCTTCTGTTTGCTGTCCAGAACTTGGAAGCTTCTCGTGTCAAAGTCAATATTCTCGATGCGGAAGCTGGCTATTTCGCCCGTGCGCAAACCGATTTTCATTGGCAACCTCACGATAACGTGATTTCGCAAGGTGCAGTTTTCCCGTGCATAATCGTAGATACGTTCAATGTCGGTTCTGCGAATGACCGTGGCCTGTCCTGACCACTCTCTTCTGTGGTAGCGTCCGTCCTTCATTGCAAAAGTTACCGTCAGTTTCAGTTGGGCTTTAACGGTTTCGTTGCTCCTCCACTTCTGAACCGCACAGAGAGACGGCTTAAAATGATTAAAGTGGTTCTGCATCAAACACCAACCCCTCTAAATTCCTCAACTTCCATTAACATGAATTTTCCTTTGGATTCCTTAAGGATGATACAGCATGATACGTTTGTCCATAACTGGCGGATTTCCTGATTTTCAAGCGTCGGATTCGGAATATTGATTAGAAGAATGTCTCTCCATCTTTTTTTGGTCTGTTCATCAAGGGTTGTGCTTAAATCAGCGCGTAATTCCTTCATTTTTGACCATAGTCCGTAACTTGGAAGTTTACTTTTGAGTCTATGAAACACTGAGGGTTTGAAAGGATGCGGATGAAACATGAAAGGAACATGGATTTCTTCGTTTTGCATAGTGTAAGAGCTATATTTTATCCATTGACGTTCTATTGTTATTGATTCTAAAAACACATCTGGGCAACCTTCCTTTTCTAAGTCGTTTAGAATTTGCTGAACGGTTAACCAGTCTACTCTTCCTTTTGCCTTCCATGAAATAGAGTATAGTTCGGTTAAACTTTGTAGATGGTCGCGCAATACCGTGGCGTTAATTGGAGAACGGTTTGTGGCTAGGCCTCTTGAATATTGGCCATGAATTTGTGAGACTAATAATTTTCCACCGCCAAGAATGTCGATTGCTCTTAAACTGTTGAGCATGGCTATGTGGATGCGTAGGGGAGGCGTTTTAGAACTCATGTCCACATCCCCATTGAAGATGTGTTTCGCCACAAATTGGACAGTGGATTTTGTCTTTTTTGAGAAGTTGTTTAAAGAAATTTATAGCTGTTTGAACTTCGTCGGTTTCAACTTGTGGATATGGATTTTTCTTTAGAGCTTTTGCATAGTTTGTTAGGAAGGATGTCAACTGTTGACTGTTTTCTTGAACAGTAGGTTCTGATTCCTCTTGAAGTTCTGGCTCTTCAATTAAAGGAGCTAACCTAGCAGCGTCGGCAATGAAGTCTTTGTCTTTTAACAGTTTTTGCCTCGCTGTTTCTTCCGCTTGCTTCTGCAACTTCTCATCTTTCAACCGCTTGTTTTCTACTCGCTTACGTTGGCGTTCTTCTTTTTCATGTTCTCGTTTCTTGGTCAATACGCCTCTTTCTTGCGGAGTAAGCTTCGCTTCTTCCAAAACTTGTTTTTTGAACTTTTGCAGACCTTTCTTGCCCAATGCTCTTTCGACTTTTTCAAACGTTGGAACAACAGATGTACCACCGCCTTTCTGTTCTGATTTGAACTCATTCGCGAGGTATCTATTGACCGTAGATTCGGATAAACCAGTAACTTCCATGATTTTTTGCTTGATTTCGTTTTGAATACCATCTCCCTTTATAAACGAGACCCTCAAACCTTGGTCTTTATAGATTTTAGCCAGCCCATTGATCCATTCTTCCTTCTCTTCCCTCGATACTTGCCGTCTATGAAAATTGGCAATCAGACGCGCTAACAACAATTTTTCTTCACTGTCAATCTCTGGAACCACAAGACTCTTCCAGTTCGGGTCAGCCTTTTGACGGTGAAACCCATCAATGATTTGTCCGTCTTTCGACTTCAGAATAGGATACAACTGTCCAATCTTGTTTTCTGACTTTTTCAAATCATACTCTTCGCTCATGCAGACACCTCAAAAATCAGTTCAAAAAGCGTCGTGTCTCTTGCGACTAAATTCAAGTTCTTATGGGAGAGTTCAAATCTATCCATACAAGGGCCGCCGTTTCTTGACTGTTCCATGTACCGTTTATGTATTTATGCTTTTCGGTGCATAATCGGTGTAATAAGTCTTAAATCTCAAAACGCCATATACGAAACTTGCCTATTCTCTCATGTTCAATTACCGCGTAACTACAAAAATGGAAACGTGGTTATGAGCAAACACACTCGAAGCCCAGAAGCCCAAGAGCGAAGGCTGCAACGTCGAGAAGCAAGACGGATAGTGCAACGATTCGCTTTTCAAGACGTCAAGATTTCTGAATCTATAAACAGGTTGACGCCTGAACGGCTTGCCGCCGAGCTGGGCCTAATGTTTCCTGAAGGTGTTACCTACAGTTTTGCGGCAAGATACGATCAGGGCGAAGTGTTGACGGATTCCCGTGGAAGAGGAACCATCCAACAATGACAGATGATACTTACTGCAGGGTTTACTGTAGCGCGCGCCTGTCAGTCTATTGCACGCGGTTTTGTCGATTCAGAAGCGAAATGCTTGACTTTGGAACTGCTTCGTCATCCACAAGTGCAGTGTGGCAAATATCTTAAATGAAAAATGGAGGTTGAGAAACCATGGCAAAATCTAAGAAGTCCGCATCTAAACGGAAGGGTGCGGAGGTGAAGCACAAGTGAGAAAACTCGCATGGCTCGTAATAATCGTGCTCATCGTGACCCTAGCCCTCGCTGTAGGATGCCTTTACTCGCCAGTTTTCAGCGCAACAATCTATGACATCGGCGTGAACGTGGTCGGCAAGGGCATCGTGAACGGCGTAACCAACCTGATGACGGGCATGATGGCGTGGGGATCAGTAAACCTAGCGCAAGCATCCGCAGTATTCTTCGGCGTAGGCATAGGCTTCACGGTACTTTGGCTTGTGCTCTTGAAACGGTACGTTTGGAACCCCATCAAGGGCGTAGCGAAACCCGTCACTTCGGCAGTCACTTTGCGCGGCGGTCCAGAACCAGAACTTCCACAGACAATCGAAAAGGCTACTCCCACAGAAGTTAAGAAAGAAGAGACCTAAACTTGAGCAACATTTACAAAACGCTATTCAAGAAGCCACAGCAGACCCAAGTTGAGCCGTTGAGCAAGACGTTCAAGTTCAAAACCAAATTCGCGATGGTCGGCACCATCGGAAGCGGCAAAACCACCGTCTCCACACTCATGGTTTTGACAAGTCAGACGCTAAGCAATATGTTGCCCAACTTCACATGCCGTACCCTGCCAGGAAGCACCAACATCATTGACTACGTCAGCAAAATGCGCACGGGACACTTTCCACCGAAGACTGATGCTACGAGCCCAGAACGCCACGAAGACGGCTTGCTCTGTCGCTGGGCCGCACGGTTCGGAGGCTCAAAACAAGTCAATATTCCGATTTGCGATTTGGCAGGCGAAAAACTTCAAAGCATGATTCAGACTCTCGCGCACAGGCGAAGAGATCCGACAAGCCAAGAAGCGTACAACATTAGCAGCAGCCTAATCAACTATGTGCGGGACTGTGAAGGTTACATTCTCATTGCGCCTGCTTCGCGTGCTATGGCGTTTCAGGATGGCGTGCAACTGGAAAAGGAAACTGAAGATGAGGAACTGAGTGGCATAAGTGTTGATCCTGACGCGAACCTATACAATTTCGTGCAGGACATCATCGCGTACAAGGAAAACTGCAAGGGCAAACCGATTAAGGCTATTGCTGTTGTGGTGACGAAGTGGGATAAGCTGATGCCTTACGCTCAGGAAATGGGCATAGACCTAGACGATTCGACGGGGCAAGGCATACAATCATTCATGGAAACATTTTTCCCGCAAACCACTAGCCTGCTAAAGTTTGAGAAGGACAGGCCTGGCTCGTCGCTGGAACTTAGGTTCTTTCCGAGTTACGTGAAGGTTGCTAAGGATAGTCAGGGCAAGCCGCAACGGTGGCCTGACGGGCACGACAAGATTGAGATGGAAGTTAACCTGCGGATTCCGCAGTATTGGGCCCAGAGCTACGTTGACTTGATAAACTATCTAGGAACGTTCGCCTCTTGAGTAGCACCTTTAAACAAGATCAAATACCCTCATCCTGCCCCTGTGAATTTGCAACTACTGGATGTGGACAAAAAGAATACCGCTGCTTGAACCAAAAATGGATAGTAAAATGGGTGAAGGTAGGAACGTTTTGAAACTTGAGCATTTCTGGTACGGCTTAACCGACGGCGACGGCTACGTCTTCAAACGAAGCCCAAAAGTCTTGGGTATGCTGCGCGATTTCAGCTTGAGATACTTGCAGGGCTTGCCAGCGAAGAAGAACCCTGTTTACAGTTGGCTTCCAACCGAACAGCTCGTCGCAATATCAACAGTAACGAAGGCGAAGGACAATGCGCGACGCGAAGGCGTAGCCAACCACACCGTGCTCATCCCCATCAAAGATTATATTAGCCTCACCAGTTTGGGCGTGGACCTGTCGTTTGTGGTTTCAGACTCGAACGTGCTTGAACCTTTGGAAGTGAAAACATGAACAAAACCCTGTTAGTAATCGGCGTCGCATCCATAGCAGGCGCGGTTTTCATTTTGGCTTGCACTCTATATTCGCCGCTCGGCGCACTGTTCACCAGTGGAAAAACGTTTGTTCTCGGTTTGGTCGGCCAAGTTACCTCTTTTGTCACCACGAATCCGTTGACCGCGCCCATAGCAGGAATGGTTAGTAGTGCCGTGACAGCAGTTGTTATGTGGTCGCGAGGTTTGTCAAAACAGAATGAACTGGCAGTGTCCGCAAGTCAAGAGAGAACTGACATTTTGAGTCAAGCCAACTCTGCACTGACAGAACAGAACACAACAATAGAGTCGCTCAAGACACAAGTTGATAGCCTCACAAAGCAGGTTCAGGAAACCGCACAGCTAAAAACGGAAGTCGCAACTCTCAAGACAAGCCTTTCAGCGGCGGAGCAACAAGCGCAGCGGGTCAGGGACGAGTACAACGCTTTGATTCGCATAAGGGCCGTGGCTGAAAGCCTTCCTGTACCCGTTGAAACGGTGCATTAAAATGAATGACATCATCACCCTCACGTTTCTGATCCTAGTTGTTCTGGTTCCAATCTGGAAGGCGAAGCGGAAATGAAGTGGTGGCAATACCTAGATTGGTCTCGTATGGAACGGACTTTCAAGCAGTTGCCAGAACCAAGAAAAAAGAAGATATTTGAAAGGGGTTTTTGGAGTCTAGGCCAAGGGAAATTTGAGAAATAATGGAAATTTTCACTGGTATCCGCAACGCCCTGAAATTCGGGATAGTTGCCTTTCTCTTCGGCTTAATTGTTGGAAACTTTGCGAGAGACCACTGGACGCAAATCATGCTTTACCAGCCCGTCTGGGTTATTCCCGTCTGGTGCTATGTTGTTCCCATAATCGGTGTTTGCACATATCTTCTGTTCTTTACGGGAGGACACCACGATTGACTTGTCCAATAAACAAGAGGCACAAAACCTTCAAAAGTTGGCTGTTCGATTCGAATTTGGGAAAGATAGAGATTGAATCTTGCCATAAATGCCGAAAGGTGTGGTACGCTAAATGAACTGTTCTCAATGCGCCAAGGAACTCAGCCTATACGAAAAAGACGAACAGAAAGGCTGGCTCATCATGCGCTGCAACACGTGCGGCCTCTTCTTCTATTATAAGCGTGGCTGGGGCGACAAGTGGAAACTCATCAAGACTAGCAAGCTGATTTACCTGACTGAACGAGCAGCAAAATAGGAAAGGCAACAGAATGACTTGTGAAGTTTGTACTCTTCTACATAGCGTATTCAAACTAGGTTTATCCAATCGAGGTTATTGGCTCTTAACTGAACTATTCATGGAACTTCATAACGGAAGAGATTACTGTGAGTGACCAAACTTCTACAGTCAAGATAAGTTCTGATTCAGCAGCGACAGACAACGTCATAGTGAGGGTGGAACTGGCTACAGACAGCACTGACAGCACGCGCGCGCTATGGTTTAGCGCATTACTTCAGCCTGAAAAGAAGAAACGCAGTTCTTACGTTGAACGCAAACTACGGAAAATGGGACGATAAAGGGAGGTGCATCTGGAACGAATAAAACAGTAAAATACGCAGCGTTAATCCTAACTTTCTTCCTAGTAGGCGCAGTAATTGCCAGCGAAGTTCAAAACTACCTTATGAGCCAAACAGCAACAGTCACAGGCGTAACCCTCATCTTGGACGGCCTTCTCTACGAGAACAACACTATAGTGAACTGGGGCCATCTGCAACGCGGCAACACCTACACAAAGACTCTGGACGTGAACAACACTTCAGGCAACCCAGCAACCGTCACACTCACGCTTCCCAATCTGCCAGAGGGCTGGACTGAAATGTGGAACCTCACAGGCACAACCATCCCGCCATACACATACGCGGCAGGTCTGCTAAACCTAACAGTACCATCTGACGCGCCACTACAGGCTTTCGCGTGGGACATGTGGGTAAACATAGCGTAAACGTTGGCACCTGAGAATCTTTGTGAACTCCTTTCTCCTATTTGCCTCGGCGTGTCGGCGGCGCAAAACCATGACTCACAAACTGGAACTCTCACCACTCCTATATCAAAAGCTGAAAACAAGAGGTGTCAACTTGAACTGCACAAGATGCGACAACCCTCTCACAATAGGCAGAATCATAGTTTCAAGGAGGTACTCAAACCACACAGTGTGCAAGACGGTTTATTATCACTTGGAATGCTGGAACAGCCTCTTTCACTAGGTCAGAAACCATGACTTGCCTCAAACACCTAAACTTTGGCAACCCGAAAACGTTGACTTTCACTCAGCTTATTCAGATGGCGTGCGAGTTGGAACTGGAAATCAACAGGGCTAACCAATCCAAAAACCCGCAAGTGCAGAAAGCCCTAGAAAACGCGTCCGAACACATACCACACATAATAGAATGGCTAACAACGGCAAAGAAGGACAGCAACGCATGATTTGGGTTTGTTGGAACTGCAGAAGCTACAACCTGCCAGAGTTCGGAACGTGCTGGAAATGCAGAAAGCACAACGTACCACGTTAGGATTGTCCCAAAATGTCACTCTCTAAACAAACACAACTACGAATGCCCAAAATCAAAGACGGCATACTACGAGGATTAAACTACGACGAAATAGCAGCAACATGCAAACTAAAAAACCACAGAACCATAGAACGCGACGTTAAAACATGGGTGGAAAGCGGCGAATTTGAAACATGGCTCAAAGTCGAGTTTCTAATAACATATCCTGAAATTAAAGCAGAAGACAAGGTTTTAGCGTTTCAAGAAATCGCCAAACTCATAGGAAAAATGTTAACCCGCAAAATTGAGGCTCATTCACTTACAGAATTGAAAGCGGCTATTATCGTTAAGATGTGGAAGCCTGAAGATGAGCCAGCAAAATGAAGTTATACTCCGCTACTGGCCCCACCCAAAACAACAAGTCTTTCACCGTGACCGCTACAAAATCCGTTATAGAAGTGTCTTCGCAGGAACAGGCACTGGAAAAACATATGCTCTCTGTTTTGAAATCCTAGGCATGTTGTTAGAAAACCCAGGTGCTGTCGCGTATATTTTTGAGCCTACATACAAAATGGTTCGCAGAATCCTAATTCCAGCATTGGAAAGCAAATGGCTATTGGGCAAACCGTTTGAAAGTAATCCTCTTGTTGCTTTTTATAACCGTGGGGACAATTACATAAATCTTCATGGTTGCAATCCTAATAATTCCGAAGAAGCGGAAGGCACTCTATGGTTTGGCAGTTTAGAAGAACCTGAATATGCGGAAGGTCCAAACATTGACATTATTGGTGTTGACGAAGCGCAATATATACGACGTTTTACTGAATCATGGGATGTTATCTTGCGAAGATTGCGTGGTAGTGGACAAATAAAGAGAGACATTTCCTGTGCTGTAGTAACAACGACACCGCCGCCTCTATTACCGGGCGATAGGTTACATGAATTTTTTGAAGATCCAAAAACAAGAAATCCGTTGTCAAAAGTCTACCGTTGGCATTTAGATGATAATCCTTACACTACAGAGCAATATAAAGCTGAAATTAAAGCGTCGCATCATGGAAGCCTCGCTAAACGGTTTATAGAGGGGCTTTTTGCACCTGCAGGGGTAGGCAGTTTCGACTTTGACAGCACAGTTCATGAGGTAAAACAAGTTGAAAAACAAACGGTCAAGGTAGTCGTGTACGGTGTGGACTTCGGATGGACAAACCCTTCAGCCATCGTTTGCGTAGGGTTCGACGGCGATGACAGGGCGTACATTCTTGACGAGTTCTACCAGAACCGCACCCAAACAGAAACCCTCGTTCAAGAGCTTAAAGAAATGCAAGCCCAATACGGTGAAGGCCCCGTAGTTTGCGACAGTAGCGAGCCGCAGACGATTGACATGTTCTGCAAAGCGGGACTCGTTGCTCAAGGCAACACTTCTAAGCGTGAAGACGGCATCCATGAGTTGGGCGGAAGGTTTCATGTGCAGGGCGACGGCAAACCGCGCATCTTCGTGTCAAGCAAATGTGTGAAGTGGATAAGTGAGGTTATGGTTTACAATGCTGAAGTCAAAGAGAACGATCACGCGATTGATGCGACGCGCTACGCGATAATGAGCAGGGCAGGCGTGTCAAGCTTGGACGTTAGCTTTAGTAAGGTGAGACTGTAAAAATGGGTTTAACTTGGGAACCGTGCCCTTTCTGTGGCGAATCAACTGACACTGAACGAATAGGCAAACCCTTCTACACGGTCACGGATAAGGATGGCAAACTGCATGTGCACGGTAGCAAGCTTAAGAAGTGCAATTTCTGCGGTAAGACTTGGCGTAGCGAGTTGCCCACAATGAAAGAATCTATGGGCTATGACGGTGAAGAGGCAACAGCGTTTTGAAATGTCCAAACTGTGGCACAGTTCACTTTGTGCGTGACTGTCCGCACTGCCCAACCGAGTATGTGATTGCGTGCAGATGCGGAAAACTCTTAGAGGTTAAACAAAAATGAAGATAGGCTCATACAAGTTAACTTGGCCTTTCATGAAGGAAGCAGCCCTAGACATAGACACTGTGTCCATGTGGCGAACCACGGCCAGAGTAGAATACAAGCTTAAGGCCATCAGCACGTACTACGAACTCTACGCGAACCATGACCTTGTAAGAGGAATGATAGATGACTTGGCTGAAAGCGCATGCGGACAGGGCATCTACACTACAGTCGAGAAGTTAAGCCCAGTGTTCCAGAAAAACAGAAGCAAAGAGCTCTGCGACGAGTTCGCCAAACACTTTAACCTTGACGAAGTATTGCCCAAGGTTGCTAAGAACATTCTCATCGCCGGGTTCTGCCCAGTCGAAACCAAACTGTCGCCAACCATAGAGAAGTGCGCGTTGAAAGTCGTGCATCCACAGACGGTTGATAAAATCGTGACTGACCCCGTCACAGGCGAAGTTTTGGAGGTTCTGCAGAAGGTCGGAGACAAACAGATGAGGCTGGACGGCAAGAACCTCGCCTGGTTCACATACGGCAACTTAGCCAACGACCCGCGAGGAATAAGCTTCATTCAAAGCATACTGTCGCTTTTAACCACGTTGGACAACGCGACGAACACGGTTAGCACGATTGCCGAACGCTATGTCAGCCCGATTGCCGTGTGGAAAAGCCGAGCTCCCAGCAGCACACTCAAAGAGGCGGTGCTGAAGAGGCAGGAAGGAGAAGCCATATTTCTTGGGCAACTGACGCCTGACGAGATGAAAGACGACATTGTCAAGTTTTACCAGGTGGACCCGCGTGTGCCCTTCTGGGATTACATGGAGAATCTTGAACTGCGCGTCTACGCCTATTCGCGTGCGAGCAACGTGTGGTACACTAAAAACGCTAATCTTGCTAGTGCGGAGAAAATGGAGGATATTGTGGCTCGGCACGTGGCTTCGATTCAGCGCAACATTAAACGCATAATTGAGAAGGCGTGGCTTGGGCCACTGTGCGAGATGAACGGGTTGGAAGAGATGCCTCGCGTCAACTTTGGCAGAGAACCCACAGGCGTTGAGGATATTGCGCCTTCAGAAATCATTGCTAAGGGCTTGGAGCTGGGCTACATTAATCAGCAGCAGTATTACGAGATTCTGAAGCAAATCGGCGTTAAAATCTCTGAATCCTTGCAGGAAGAACCGAAAAAACAGGGGAAACCTAAAGAAACAGAAGAAGAGCCTGAAGAGGAACCAAACAGTAAAATGGAGAAAAAGGGGTCTGACAAGCTAATCGTTCTTATGAAAGGGTGAAACATCAATGGCTGAAAAGAAACTTGAATTAGAAAAGGCCTTAGCGGAAAGCTACAAAGAAGCAATAGACGAATCGCAGCCTGAAGAGTTGCCGCCTTCAGTTGCCCAGCTAAAAGAGGACATAGAGAAACGTATCGAAGCGGAAAACATTGGCAACGAGTTCCTAGAGAAGATAATGCCTGTGGTTGACTCGCGCAGACGACTTGCTGAGGCAGAAACAGACGTGGCAAGCAGCCTCTCTGTGGTGCGGGACATCCTCAATAGTTTATCAAGCAAAATCGACACGCTTGCCGAGTTGAAAAAGTCGAATTTGGCGTTGGAACGCAAAGTCTTAACAGACATCGAGGAAACGTTGAAAAAGAACAAGTAGGGTAGACACAAATGGGACTGAAAATTGGTGAAGTCTTCAGAGACTATTGCTGTCTCACCGTAACCGCTACTGGCGTACGCGCCGTTGGGCTTCTTGACGTTACATGCCAAGTTATAGATGAAACGGGCACCGCGTTTGGCGCTGCTATCGTGGCAACTGAATGTGCATGGGCAAACGGTTGGTACTACGCTGACATTACTCCTGACGCGGCGGGAACGTGGGCTACGGACTGGAGCAAAACCGCGCTCCCAGCAAACTACACGTTCCATTACCCCTACAAAGAGTTTCATGTTGGTGCGGGGCAGGAAGCAGACATTTACACGCGGGTCGGTGCACCTGCAGGCGCAAGCGTAAGCGCAGACATCGCAGCCATCAAAGCAGAAACAGCCTCGCTCGTAACCAAAGTTGACACGGTAGACGATTACGTTGACACGGAAGTTGGTGACATTCACACTGATGTTGCTGATGTCCACACCGACGTTGGAACGTGCATCACAGCCGCAGGCACGGCAGCCGCGTACTCGATTGTCAACAGCGGCTTAGGATTCAGAGGCATAGTCACAGCGGCAGTTGCAGGAGTAAGCTTCACCATCGCCACGTTAGCAGGATTAGGCGCTGGCATCTTCGCTGATGCAACAAGTCCGTGGTATGCTTATGTACTCCGAAGTAACGGTGGAGTTTCAGGAGCGCCTCAAGGCGAATATAGACAAGTGTTAACATATGTCACTGCCACGGGATTATTCACAACTAACGCTTTCTCAGTTGCTGTAGCTGTCAACGACGACGTGATAATCACGAGCAACATCTTACCCGTTATCCGAGACCTTCACGACACTGACATTCCAGACATCCACACTGACGTTGGAACCGTAATTACCAACTTAAGCGATGTTCACACTGACGTAGGTACAGCCATAACTGCCATCGGCGACGTCCACGCAACTGACCTGCCCGACTTACACACTGATGTTGGCACCGTCCACACCGACGTAGACGCGGTTCGCGCTCGAACAGACCGCCTTGAAATCACCAAAGCCTTCTTCAGCGCCACAGACGACATTATAACCTGCAATACTGACAGTTCAGACTTAACGTTGCCCAGCGTCGTCTTGCCCAACATTACAGGAACAATCACCCACGTCTACGCGGGCATAAAGTTTCGCATGATAGAAAACACGAACGCTGCCACAAACGGACTTAATGGTGCCCAAGACATTCAAGTTAAAGAAAGCGCGGCAGGCGCATACGTGGACGCGATTAACCTTGTGGACAATCAGTGGCTTCTAGCTGCAACCACGCGGGAAGGCGGCGATGCTGCGATAGGAAACATTGACATTGTGGCTCAGGTTGCCGCTTTCAACAAAACGTACAACTTCATCATAGACGACAATGATGTTGACCAAGCAAACTTGAATCTTTGTGACGTGCAGACTTTCCTCATAGTAAGCTACTACTAGGTGGTGATGTGGATGGCAAACAGTTACAGTATAAGTGTTCAAATCGAGATTGGCACGAATGAAGCCAAAAAGAACGGTGTTCGAGATGCTGTGGTTCTGATGCTTAACAATGCGAAGGCAGCAGGCAACATTGTGAGTGCAACGTGGAATGTGCATGAAGTTCCCATAACTGAAGGCGGCTCTGTCTAATGGCGATTTTTAGTGATGGTTTTGAGAGTGGAGATTTTTCAGCGTGGACAGGAACAACTGGAACACCAACAGTTGAGACTTCTCCTGTCCATCATGGTACTTACGTAATGAAGAACCCAAGTGGAACGCACTCTGCGAATAAAACTCTAGGCGCTGCGTATGCGGAAATCTTTGTTCGTGTTTATGTGCGGTTTTCAGCTCTTACAACTGCTACAGACTATGGGACAGACATAATGATTGTGGGCAAAGCCTCTAACTGGGCCTATGCCACAACCGTTAAAGCGGTAAAGCTTGCGGGTCCCGTTGTTTTTAGCATGTTCAGCGGTGGTCATGCCAGAACTGACACTGATTTTGCAGTTGCAATTAACACTTGGTATTGTGTAGAATTGAAAAGGAGAACCACAAGCGGAACAGTTGACTTATACATTAACGGTGTACTCAAAGCAAGTTTCGCTTATGATTATTACGGTGCAGACACTGTTCAAGTGGGTGGAACCGCACAGCAGGTTTCGAATGCGTATTTTGACTGTGTCGTTGTTGCCGACGCATACATCGGCACAGAAGCCACAGTCAAGAAGGGCAGCAACCTATCCGCTACCATGACGGAGATGTTGAACAGCAAAATGCTGTTCAGCTTCTGCAACCGTTTCCCAAAACTCACAACAAGGAGATTCTAAGTGACTCTCAAAAAAGTTACAGTTCCAGATTCTGGACAGGACCCGAACATAGTTTACACGCAAAACTGGAATGACTTTGTAGACGCATTCACACCTGTTGAACAGAAAAGCCATGAGAACACGTTAGACCACAGCAATAGCCTAGATCATTCCCACACAAACAAAACGTTACTTGACACTTACAGCCAAACTGAAGCAGACATTGCTGACGCAGTATCTAAAAAACATGCAGACCATGAACATGCAAACAAGACGTTGCTCGACAGTTACACTCAAACTGAGATAGACCTAAGTGACGCAGTTTCCAAAAAACACAGCAACAGCCTAGACCACAGCAACAGTTTAGACCATGACGGTTCAGCGCAGAACACCGCAATCGCTGGGAAAGAACCAGCGAACAGCAACATCCAAACCCACGTCAACTCAACGCACGCTCCTAGCGATGCTCAGAAGAACAGTGACATAACTAAAGCAGAAATCGAAGCAAAATTAACAGGGGAAATTGCCAGTCACAGCCACGCGGCAGGCGGCGGAGGCTTAGGCTATAGTCTATCTGTTCAAGCGTTAACCTCTAGTCCCGCAGATTCCGTTTCCGCCTATTTCGGCCAACTGCCCAAAGCACCCACAACAACCGCGAACACCAGCAAAGTCTACGTGCGCAAGGCAGGCACAATAAAAATGGCGAACATCTACTGCTATTCTGGCACAGCAGGAACCGCAGAAGCATGGTCACTATACATCAGAGTCAACAACACCACAGACACGTTGATTGCCACATTGTCAGCGTCAACCAGCGAAAGAGTGTTCACCAACTCCGCCCTAAACATCGCAGTGGCGGCAGGCGACTACTTCGAAATCAAATCTGTGCAACCCGCATGGGCAACCAACCCGTTGACAACCATCTACGGAGGATACGTGTACATAGAATGACCTTCAGCAACGGATTCAGCGACTCCTTCAACAAACAGGCAACATCTCAACCCACAGAACCTTCCAACATAGGAGAGCTGACAAGCCAGTTTCACAGCACTTTCGGAACACGAAACATAGCCTCATTCACAGAAGACTTCAACATAGTTATGGGCGACTGGAAAATAGGTGACTATCCGCCGTGAGCTTCTTCGAAGGCGACGTAATCGCCAAGGAACAGTTACACGGAGTCGCAGGCGTAGGCACAGGCGTAGGCGTCGCCGCACCCGCGGTTCCGACTGTTGGCGCACCTAAAAAGAAGAAGCACGAGCCGAAACCGAACTGGCTGCCCGCAATCAGAGACTACCTGCAGTGGAAGGTTTCAGCGTGACAATTTATGAAGCCGCAAAAAAACGGCTTGCCCTTCGCCTGAAAAGGATAGTTGGAGCGCATCGCCTCGGCAACATGACGAGAGCAGAAATGCACCTGCAGAGAACCACAGAAATTCAAAGGGCCCATCGACAAGTTGAAGCTTTAAAACGCATTCCCACAGACACCCCCGCAAGAATAACATATTTCAGCGTCCACGACGAGTGGGTCTTCACCGCCGTCTTCGACAACGTTGTCTGCCCTGATTGTTTAGGGTTTGAAAACCAAACTTTCACTGGCAACACGTTACGGGCAAAGTTTCCATACCTTGAAATTGCGGATCTGGAAACGATTATTCCTAATGTTCACCCGCACTGTCGTTGCCGTCTTGAAAGATCCTTGTATTTTGGAGATATAGGCGTTGAAAAATGAAACGTAAGAAAGGCGCTAAAAAGAAGCGTCACGGTCGAAGACCTTGAAGGAGGTGCGTGAATGAAGTATTACGATGGAATGGGAAAAGACGTATCCGACTACGTGGCTGGCCTAGAGCAGGCTGTCGCAGAGCTGAAAGCAAAGTTGGAACTACTAGCAGGCCCAATCATCAGCAACGTTGCAGAGCAAGTATTCACTGGAAGTGTGGAAACAACAGAAGTTAAACCAAAACCTAGAAGGAGAACCGAACCAGATGCCAACACCGAGTGAAGGAGAATCTGAGAGCGAATTTGTAGCTCGTTGCATGAAATATGGCGACATGCAAAAGTACGAGCCGAAGCAGCGGGCAGCCATCTGCTACAGCAAGTTTCGAGGCGAAGCAGTACACCCTGACTTCCAACGCATCATCAGCCTATTCTTCAAACGTTACAGGGTAGATGAAGCCATCGAGAAATTCGGCAAATTCGTAATGCGCAACAGCTTAAACCTGTCCAAAGCTTACAACCCAAACGTGCAGTTCAAAGAAAGTTTCGAGTGGATAGAACCTCTCATTCAGCCGTACAAGCAAGATAAAGACGCGAAATACTATTTAGTCACAGCTTTAACCGCGGACATCAGCATGAACAACGTGGACTACGGCTCAGAAGACAGGTTGGCAAGAGAGGACAGCAGCATGAACTGGCGGCCCGTCAACATCAACCACGACCACGACAAATGGTTATCTTATCCGCGTACACGAGTGGACTTTTCAGCGGCAAACGAGTTCAGCCTTGAAGCAACTTTAAGAGTTGACAACCGCGACGCGTGGCTGCAGAAAATGCTTGACGAAGGCAAAATCCTGCATCCCAGCATAGAAGGTAGGCCCCACCCGATAAGCGGACGCTACCACTTCACAGGCTTGGCCCTGCTAGAGAAAGGCGTTGAGTTGCCTGGCTGTCCGTTGACAGAGATTGTTCCTTTAGTGTTCAATGAGAGTGTTGGAAAGAGCATTTGCGAGTTTAAAGGTGGAAAAATGGTTTGTGAGTGTACAACAAGAAGCGAGGTGAAAAACAATTTGAATGAATCAGTTAAAGAAGCCATAAAGGAAGTGTTGGCAGAATCGGAATTGAAAGAACAGGAAGTTCCAGACGCAACCAACGCGCCATCTAAAGTGGCTAAAGACGATACTGCAACATGCCCAGCAAACCATCATTGGGACCCAGACGCGAACAAGTGTGTTCCTGACGTTGCACAAGAGTGCGAGGCGGGATGGCATTTCGATGCGGCATTGCAGAAGTGTATCCCAGATAACCCGCAAGTAAACGAGTCAAAACTAAGATTGAAAGTTGCAGACTACGAGCTTCAGAACATTCAGTTAAACGAGGAAAAAACTGAGCTAAAAGAAGAAAACGAATCTCTGAAAACACAGCAGAAACGCAAAGACGCTGAAAGCACTAAACTCGTCGAAAAACTGACACAAGGCAATTACACCAAAGACGGCATCGTCAGCGAACAGAACAGGCGCATTGACAGTTTAGAAGGTAAAGATAAACGAAACGTCAACCAACTCCAAGAATTAACGAAGCGAGAGCAGAATGCACTGCAACACCTAGAAGAAATGGTTAAGAGCCGAGACAACTACAAGGAAATGTATAATTCTGAACGGGCAAGCAGAGAAGCCACAGTAACGGACAACGAGAGATTAGGCAAAGAAAACTTGGGCCTGACAAACCAGTTGACCGAGATGAAGTCTCATGAAATCCAATGGACTAAGGATAAACAGACTTTGCAGGAAGGCTTGACTAAAGCTTTGAAGCACCAGAAATACGTCTACGAGTTCTTGAAGACTAAAGGCTTCGAAATAGTCAACACTTAAACCCCATTTTCCCACCTTTCCCCAAAGTGACGCTTATGTTGAAATGCCAGAACTGCGGGGCACCAGTCGAAGAATCCACGTGTCGGACCTGCAAAAAGAAGATTCACAGTTACGTATGCGTTTGCGGAGCCTATGTTTCCAACCCAAGTTACAGGAGATGAAAGATGACAGTTCCTTGCCCCCACTGCGGCGCAGAAGTAGGCGAACCATCATGCGTCGGCTGCCGACAAGCAGTACCCTTCTACGTTTGCGACGCCTGCAAAAAACAGTTCACAAACCCAAGGTTCATCAGCAGCGTCAAATGCTCCGCGTGCAACAACTACATCTTCGAAGAATCATCTAAAAGCAACAGGCACCTAGTCCAAATGTACGTGTGCCAAGTCTGCGGTCACATTGAGGCAAACCCGAAATTCACGCATGTTCACAGTTGCGAAGGATGCAAACCGCCATGTTGCAGCGAGTGCGGCGCGGCTCTGGCAACTAACAGCTTACTAGATTACTTCGTGTGCAGCGGCTGCGGAAAGCACACCGCAAAATAGTTTTGGAACAGTGGAGTTTACCAGGTAACCTTAGTGTTACAATGAGCATAGAGGCGCGATGAAGCATCTCTCCCATGACGCAGAAATGGGTAGCATGGGTTAAGCCCTTCGGGGCTGACACGCCCACAAAAAAGAAAGGTGGTTTTAATACCAGAAAAAGAAGATAAAATGCCAACCATCATAAGCGTAGACGAACTTGCAGAAAAAACAGCTCGAAAACTAGAAGAGAAAATGAAGCCCGCTGAGAAGCCAATAAGCCTCAGTGAAGCAAAAGCGCCTGTCGGAACCTACAAGGAACAGGTTGCAGGCATGGTTCGAGACATAAACTGTAGCTGGCGATGGAGCGGCGAAGACAAGGCTCGCGAAGCAAAGTATTTCGAGGCAATCGCCCCACTACAAGCTGGCAGCGCAGTGCCTGAAATCTGGGCGAAAGACGTGTTCAGATGTTGCCCCTACCCCGCAAGCGCCTTCTGGGATGCGCCATTCATAAAGCATGCAGATGCCATTTAATAGGGGATGAGTGAGAACATTTATTAAATGGAACTATGTTAGAGTAAAATATGTTAGTTCATTGCCCAAATTGTAATGCAGAAATAGACAGTTCAGCAAAAAGTGGATTATCTTACTGCCGTCATTGCCGCAAGAATTTTGTTTTCGACAAAAACGCTTTCAAAAATTATCACGCTAAATGGAGACTAAACAACCAAGATTATAAAGCGAAAATGTTGCAAACTGTGAAAAAATATCAGGCGCGGCATCCTGATAGAGTAAGAGATTCCGAGCGGAAACATGACCATAAAGAAAAAGAGCAACTGTTTCAAATCTTTGGAAGAAAATGCCCCGTTTGCGGTGAAGAAAGAGAAAGAAAACTGATTTTTCACCAAAAGAACGGGCAAAAACACCCGCGAAGTTACAAATATATTCTTGAGCATGCTAACGACTTTACATATATCTGTTATAGTTGCCACGGTCATGTTCATTGGGCTATGGAATATTTACACCTAACATGGAACCAAATGTTCGCACTAACCATTCCTCTTTGGGCATACTGATGCGTGATTAATGGCATGAAGACATACATGGCAAGCCAGGCGACACTATTCACGTTATCACCGTGCCACGTGCAACATGCGGAACTGCTGGATGCGCAGAACCAGTGGCAGGAACATTAACGATTGGTGCTTGTGCTATCACTTTGGAAGAGTACCAGTGCAGCCAATACATTTGTAGAGACGACCTTGAAGACGTGGTTGAAGACACCATAACTGAACTGAACGAAAGCCTCATGGCATGTTTGGACACGTGCATCGACAACGCCTTCATAGCCAACATTCTAGATGGACCCGTCGGCGGCACATTAAACAAAACCACAGGCACCATGACTGGCAACACAATCGCTGAAGCAATCGGCAGCATGCGCAACGGAACATGCGAACCCGTGGCCCTCGTCATCCACCCCGTCGTTGAAGCTAGCCTTATGCAAGACTCGCAGTTCGTGAACGCAGCCACGTTTGGAGATCGCAGCGTCATAACAGGCGGACACATAATCCAGTATTTGGGCCTAGACATAATTGTGGTTCCGAAAGGCAGCTTAAAGCCAGGTGTCGGCACGTACGCGAGCATTATGCTCAGTCGCTACGCAGTGCACGCAGCCAAGAAACGCGACCCAGTTATGGAACAGCAGTACTTGGTGCAGACCCAACGCAAATACATCTACGCTTCAGTGCGGTTCGGCAAATCTATCGTCTGCAGCGACGGTGTTTGGCTAATCTACACCGCCAAGTAAAATAGCACGGCAGAATCCGCAAACAATCTTTCCCCTTTTTTTCAGTTTGAATAATGGAGAAGTTGGAGAATGAAAGTTAAACCAGACAGCAAAAAATTCAGAATCCTACAATTAAGCAACAGCGTGTGGGTTCCCAGCGGCTACGGAGTGCAAAGCAAGGGCACACTGTACGAATGGAACAAGTATTACGATGTGCGACAACTAGCCTTTTACGGGCTTGACGGCGCAACACTCAGTTTCAACGGGCTCCAAATCTATCCCACATTGTCTGGAGACCAACATGGAGACCGCACAGCCAGACTAATATTTCGCAACAGCCCGTGGAAGCCAGACCTCTTCGTTACTCTCTACGACATTTGGATGGGCGCATACGTTGACCCTTCAGACAAAACTCCGCAGGGTTTCCAGCCTATACATCCATACTGGGTTCCCATAGTCATGGTTGACCACGAACCAATTCCAGAAGCCACATTGATCCAAGCCGCAGTAGCCTACAGAGTAGTAACGCCAACCTTATTCGGCGTAGAACAATTCCGCAAATACAACGTTGACGCGTGGCACATTCCTTTCGGAGTCAACACAGAAACCTACGCGCCGCCTGAAAACAAGAAAGAATGCAAAACGTGGCTAAATGACCGTAGCGTAGTTTTGGATCCGAATAACAACACGCGCATTTCTGAAGACTCTTTCGTCATAGTAATGAACGGCGCAAACAAAGACGCTTATCGGAAAGGGTTTATGCGCATGTTCAGCGCCATCCAAATATTCCTGCATAACAATCCAGAAGCAGAGAAGAACCTTCGCGTTTACGTGCACAGCTGGATGAAGCAGGCCCGCGACATTCCGCACGGCGCAAAGACCCTGCACATTCAACATTTGTGCCGAGGCACAGACGACTACCACAACTTATGCAGCGTGCCAGAGTCTGCGATGGCAAAAATATATGGTGCAGCCGACGTTTTCATGCATCTAAGCGAAGGCGGCGGCTTTGAAGTTCCAATTCTTGAAGCACTGTCATGCGGTGTGCCAGTGATTGGCAGCGACTTTGTAGGCATGGGCGAGCTCGTAGAAGGGCACGGCTGGAGCATTCCCATGAAAACGAAATATTTCAGCCCGCTAGACGCTTTGCAGGGCATAGCAGACGAGTATAAAGCTGCAGAAGCATTAGAAGATGCGTACAACCATCCTGAGAAGCGAATAAAGTTCGGCGAGGCTGGCCGACAGTTCGCGTTGGACTACGACTTCAAACATGTAAACGCTAAATGGATCGAGTTTTTCGAGGACATACGCGGCGAAACAGGCTACACGCCTCTGGAGACCCGACTGCTATGAAAACCATGATAGCAGTCAAAGTTAAAGAAGTGGCCATGTGGCTGCCGAGATTCTTGAGTTTGGTCGAGCAACTTGAAGACCCCGTAGGCCGAGTAATATTCATGTACGGCGACAGCGTCGACCCCTCGCTGCGCATGCTACAACATTACAAGCAAACCTCAAGGCACAAAGTTGAAGTCTACCATGAACCCTACCTTCCTACGCCCAGCCGAACAAACTATAACCTTGCCACCATAAAACGGGACATTCAACAGTTGCTCAAGCAAGGCGACGAAGACTACTACCTAAGCTTTGACCCAGACCTTGTCCAGTTTCCGCCTGACCTAATCAGCCAGTTACAACGAAGCGGCTACGACGTTGTCGCACCGATGGTTTGGATTGAAAAACGTGAAGTTCCAACGTTCTTTGACACTTACATGTTCCGCAAAGACGGCTGCATGTTCCACCTGTTCAGGCCGCCAGGACTCAACGCGACTGAACCTATCCCAATTGACTCTTTCGGCAATGTGTGTGGACTGAGAAAGCGAGAGGCAGAACTGGCAGGCACATACACTAACCCCTACCCAAACATTCCATTCTGCAAAGGCCTGAAAGAACAAGGATTCACAATATATCTTGACCCGCGAGTCCACGTTTACCATGCTGACCTTGAATACTTCGGCATCATGCACTACCCGATAAATCACCCTTACAGTTTCGTGCCCTACATCACCTGCGACGGCAAAAAATATTCAATGCACGAAGTCGGCGCCTACCGCTATCAGCTCGATCGGGAACTCTACGAAAAATGGTTTGACACAAAGTTTCCTGAAGAAAGCAAGTCCGTGCATGAATGGTGGAACAAACGGTCACTCTTAACAGCCAGCTACAAAGTGTTCAATGAAGCCCGATTTCTTGAGTACAGTCTCAAAAGCATTTACGATTATGTGGATCGCATCGACATTGTTGAAGGCGCAATAGCAGACTCTCTTCAAAGAGCAAAAACTGACGGAAGCAGCAAAGACGGCACAGTAGACATTATCAAGAACTTCCCTGACCCAGAAAAGAAAATCAGGTTGATACAGGGAAAATGGCACACCAGAGAAGAAATACAAACTAAACTGTTGGAAATCTGCAGTAGCAAATGGATGCTCTACATTGACGGCGACGAGATCCTAGACCCGAAAGGCATGGACAAAGTCCGACAGTTCTGCGAAGCCAACCAAGACGGCAAAATCGTGTATGCTCGACCAGAACGTTTCTACAACTTCTGGCACGACTTCAAACACATCGCCTACGTGATGAACCCGCTTAGTCCCTGGGCACTGTATGGTGCACCGCACGCCTTTCTAACTTGGACTGACATTCCAGGCTTAAACTTCGCTCAGAAACACGAAATACCCATAGACGGCTTCGGCATTCCCGTAAGCCTTGACTACCCGCAATATCGAAAACGCCAGCAGGTTCTGGACGGCGTCAACGTTTACCATTTTGGCAACGCGAAAGGCGTGGAAGCCCTGAAGTACAAGCTAACGCTGCGTGACGGCGCTGACAGAATGGTTGGCGACGTAAAAGTAGACCCTTGGTTCAGCGGACTGATGCCTGAAGGGTTCATACTTGAACAGTTCAAAGATGAACTGCCTCTGGTTTTACATTCGCATCCTGACCACGACAAAGAGTTAATTCGCATCACAGAAACCGAACCC